CCTGCCGTTCCGGCAAATGCGGTCATTCCTGACAGTGCTGCAGGTTCATCGAAGCTAAACAGCCCGTCCGTGCTGACGGGGAACCGAATTAATGCAGGCATCCCACGCGGCGGCCTGATGAGTCAGGTTAAAAACGACAGCAAAACCGCTGTTGATAACCGTAAAACGTGGGGCGATACCTACATCAACGCCCCCAATGGAATCACCCCGGCCCAGCTGGCTGAATGGCAGGAGCTTAACGCAGGATGAGTACCGAACCGTTATACATCGACCTTTTGATCACTGACGGCGATTTCACGCTGGACAGCGGCAACGAGCCGCGCCGTTGCGATAACCGCGACAGCATCACCCAGGACATTATTCACAGCATTCTGGAAAGCGGTATCACCACCCGCCTGATCGGTGAACGCAGCCCGACAATGCGCGGTGACGTGCTGACGCAACTGTCCTTACTGGTGGAAAGCGACGAACGTCTGGTCCCAGGAACCATAGTGATCACCGAAGAAACCCTTTCGAGGTTGTATATCACGGCGGAAACCTACGATTTCGGCCCTGTCAGTACAGAGGTTAACTATGACTGAGAAACCCGACGTTGATTTCGAAAAGGTACTGAATGACAGCGGGATGCCCGCGACAGAGGCCGAAATTACGGCGGCATTTAAAGCCACCGTGCAGGCGGAAGGGTTCGTCACAAACACGTCGAGAATGTCACCTTTCTGGCGGCTGATTTCGAAGATTGTCACCACGCCGGTGTTATGGCTGCGTGCGGCGCTGATCGATGTGGTTCTGCGCAATATGTTTGTTGCGACTGCCACCGGTCCCATGCTGCGCCTGCTGGCCTGGGCGGTTCATATCGAGCCTAAACCGGCCAGTGCTGCCGCTGGCGTGCTGCGATTCTTCAAGCTGAATGCGGCGGATGTGGTCGTCGTGCCTGCCGGAACACTGGTGCAAACAGAGCGCATTAACGGCGTGGTTTACGTGCTGGCCGTGAATGAAGACGTGACACTGCCTGCCGGGGTTGAAAGCGGGCTGGTTCCCGTCACGGCGACCGGCACCGGCAGCGGCTATAACCTTGCGCCAGGCTATTACCGGATCTTACCTGTTGCAGTAGCTGGAATCGCCAGCGCGGTCAATGAGGACGAATGGCTGATTACGCCAGGGGCTAACGAGGAAAGCGACGACGAGCTGCGCGACCGCACCCGCAACCAGTTTAATCTGGTGGGGAATTACCACTCTGACGCTATCTACCGCAGCATGATTGCCAGCGTGCTGGGCCTGAGCATTGATCGCATCTACTTTTTGCACGATGCCCCGCGTGGGCCGGGTACGGCAAATGCTTATCTGTTACTGGACAGCGGCGAAATATCACAGCCCTTTATTGATGCGGTTAACGATTATGTGAATACCCAGGGCCACCACGGACACGGTGATGATCTGCAGTGTTATGCCATGCCGGAAACCAGTCACACCCTGGCGGTTACTGTCTATGTCAAAAGCGTGGAAAACATGGAAGCGGAAGACCTGAGCGCGTTAAAAACCGGTATTACCGACCTGATTCGTTGCGCGTTTCGCGAGAACGCCAATTACGACGTTAAAAAGACGCAGCCCTATTCGCGCTATTCCTTTTCGAATCTGGGCCGCGAGATCCACAAGGCTTTTCCGGTTGTCGATTCACTGCATTTTTCACTAACGGATATTGTCAGCGAACTGTCGGTCCCGCGCCTGTCAGGGTTAACGGTGGAGATTGAAAATGACTGAGTTTTCGAAGTTGCTTTCCGGTCTGAAATTGCCGTCGTGGCTGAACAAAGGCGACCCCGCCAGGCTGTTGCGTGGCAGCGTGAAGTTCTGGTCGCAGGTGTACGGGTGGATCACCTGGCCGTTAAAGCAGTTTGACCCGCTGGTTTGCCCTGAGCCGCTGTTGAACCTGATTGCCTGGGAGCGCGACATCGATCGGTTTAAGGGGGAGCCGCTCGACATCTTCCGCAAGCGGGTGAGTTACGCATTTATCAATGCGCAGCAGGCCGGAGAGGTGGCGGGCTTTATTGCCATTTTTGAGCGACTGGGGATTGGTTACGTTGAATTACTGGAACGGCAGGACGGACTCGACTGGGACGTGATTGTCGTTCGAGTGACAAGCAGCCAGGTTGCGGAAAATGGCGATCTCCTGCTGGAAATCATTCGCAAATATGGGCGCACATGCCGCCGTTACCAGTTTGAAGTAATCGACACCCTGCCACTGAATATCAATATTGGCTGGTATCAGGGGGAATATATTTGCTGGCCTGCCACCCTGGGCGATGTGAATAACCAGTCAGAAGCAACATATAGCGCAAGTTTGAAGTAGAGGGAATATTAATGTCACAGGCCGTCATTACAAAAGCATTTGCAGAGTGGAAAGCCCAGCAGGCAATTAATAACCAGCCCGTCACGCTGGATGAGTTTATTTTTGCTTATATTCCGGGGCTGGATGCTGACAAGCCGATTAATAATACTGAAACAACGCCAGCGGAAGATAAAATAGTTTGTCGTCAGGCGGTGAATAAAGCCGGTGTTGTGAATGAAAACTCTGTCGTTTATTCCGTTACCCTGGGGGCGGATGTGGGCGATTTTGATTTCAACTGGATCGGGCTGGCAAATAAGGCAACGGGTACACTGGCGATGATTATTCACGCCCCGACCCAACGAAAAATTAAAAACGCAGACGGTCAGCAGGGAAACGTTCTTGTTCGTTCCATGCTGATGGAATACAGCGGAGCCAGGGAAGCGACCGAAATTAACACTCCGGCAGAGACATGGCAGATTGATTTTACTGCCCGACTGGTGGGAATGGATGAACGCCAGCGCCGGGAAAATATCGATCTGTATGGCGCAGCGGCATTTTTTGATTCGGGCTATCTGGTCGCAAAGTCCGGCAATCAGTTTTTTGTCACAAAGGGGGCGGGATATGTCGCCGGATTGCGTGCCGAATTGCCCGCAAACTTCAATATCACAGTATCCGCGAAACCGACAAAAATCTGGCTTGATGTGAGCTGGACCGGGACGTTAACAAGCGAATGGGCTGTACAGAGCAAAATTACTGTTGCTGCAGATCTTGCCGATTATGTGCTGGGCTGTGTGCAGCATTATGTCTTTGCGGTGGCGAGTATTGATGCTGCCGGAAATATCACTGACCTGCGCCCGAAAGGCACGCTAAATGACCAGGCGGCCAGCGATGCGCTGAAAAAGCATGAACAATCCCGAAATCACCCTGATGCATCAACCAGTGAAAAGGGTTTTGTGCGGTTAAGCAGTGAAACGAACAGTGATTCCGAAGCGATGGCCGTCACGCCAAAAGCATTAAAAGCGGTGAATGAGAATGCAAATGGCCGCGTTCCGGCATCACGAAAAGTGAACGGCCATGCCCTGAATGGAGATATCAATGTCACTTCACGGGATATTTTTGACGGCCAGGTTATAGCGATTGGTGCAAATAAGAATCTGGATGATTACCAGGTACCGGGGCTTTATTTTCAGGAAGCGAACAACAATACCAGTGCAGCAATGAATTACCCGGAGAATAGCGCGGGTTCTCTGATGGTACTGAGAGGTGCCGGAGTCACTCAGGTTTATCGTGTGTACAACAGCTCGCGCAGTTATTCGCGCAGCAAGTATTCAACGCTGGCATGGACGCCGTGGATGCCAGAAGATTCTTACCCTGTCGGCGCACCTATCCCCTGGCCATCGGATGTTACCCCGACAGGGTACGCCTTAATGCAGGGGCAGCCCTTTGATAAAGCGGTCTATCCATTGCTAGCGATTGCCTATCCTGCGGGGATTATCCCGGACATGCGAGGCCAGACGATTAAGGGTAAACCGAACGGTCGCGCGGTACTCTCGTATGAACAGGATGGTGTTATATCGCATACCCACGGAGCCAGTATTTCCGATACCGATTTGGGGACGAAATACACCAGCTCTTTTGATTATGGTTCAAAACCAACAACCAGTTTTGACTACGGCAATAAATCCTCCACTGAGGGTGGGTGGCACGCACATAACTTTCGTTATTGCGCAACGTCTGCATACCGGGATACCCCCGGTCAGGGGCTGGGGATGCATTCGTCTAATGTTTCATGGGCGGCGGGAGATCGCATTGAGGGAAGCGGTAATCATGCTCATGTGACATGGATCGGCCCTCATGATCACTGGGTGGGTATTGGTGCGCATAACCATTATGTGGTTATGGGCTATCACGGACATACAGCGACCGTTCATGCCGCAGGAAATGCGGAAAATACCGTTAAAAATATTGCGTTTAACTACATTGTGAGGCTTGCCTGATGACTTTTGAAATGACCGGAGAAAACCGGACAATTACCATCTATAACCTGCGTGCTGATACAAATGAATTTATCGGGAAAAGTGATGGGTTTATCCCTGCTAATACCGGTTTGCCTGCTAACAGTACCAATATTGCGCCACCGCCGATGAAAGCCGGTTTTGTCGCTGTATTTAATTCTGCGTCAGAAAAATGGTCACTTGTTGAAGACCATCGCGGGAAAATTGTTTACGACATTCTCACCGGGAAATCCATCACGATTGATGAATTAGGTCAGTTACCTGACGACGTTGTTTCCGTTGCGCCGGAAGGCCATTTTGTTAAATGGAATGGTAAAAAATGGGTGCATGATGCTGACGCAGAAAAAACGGCACAGATTACACAGGCTACACAGCAAAAAGACAGTCTTCTGGCGCTGGCTGCATCAAAAATTGCCCCATTACAGGATGCTGTTGATCTGGATATTGCAACGGAAGAGGAAACAGCGCTTTTGCTGGCGTGGAAAAAATACAGGGTTTTGATTAATCGTATTAAGCCAGAAGATGCGCCAGATATTGACTGGCCGGAGGTTCCGGGCGATGTGGCGTGAGTCGGTTATAAAGATTGCTGATGATATGGGGGCGCTGGCCTGTTCAATTGTGCCAGCGCATCCCTGGGTTTACGGTCTGGGACAGAACACCGATTCAGGCGGTTATCTCAGTCCGGCCAATGCGCTGGGATACCTTGCTAAAAAGCTGTTATCCGGTGGCGGTAGCGGTAGCGGTGATGTCATCGTCATGATGGTGGCGGAGAATACCCACGATGCTTTTATGCAGGGACTGAATAAACTGTCCACCGTATTTCCGGCCCCGGTATTTACGCAGGTAAGCCGTATGGCCGCAGCCGCCGCAGAACTCAGCACGGTAAAAATGCAGTTGCCGGTTAAAGCCGATGTATTGCCAGCCAGTGCGCCGTTATCAGTCTCAACCAACCGGCTGGCGCTGAATGCCCAGCGTGTTGCCGCCGCGCAGCTGGCCGCCGCAGTCAGTACCACCACAACAGATCTAAAAAACCAGGTGACGGGATTTATTCAGGAACGGGCCGGTTTGCTGTCCTCGCTCAGCCAGGGACTGGACGACCTGAAAGCCGCCAGTGCGAATATTTTTGCATTCAGTTACAGCGGGAGTTATGCCGTTGCTGCCGCAGAATTGCTGAAAGGCATCCCGCAAACAACGGCAGTGCATACCGCCGCGATGATGTTTATCGGGGATTCGTTATCTGACTTAGGGAAGATGCTACATGAGCCAGACCGCATTACTCGCGCTTGATGGTGAAGGGATCGCCATGCAGAACATGCTGGTTTCACCTTCCATGCAGTTTCAGGAAAAGGACCAGTCGGGCCAGACATCGAGCACGGCCAATGCTGAACAGGGTATCAAGGCCAAAGAGCTGCGCGTATCGGGTCTGGTGACATTCGACGACGAAGCCGTCTTACAGCGGCTTTTCCAGCTGGCATCCGCGACCGAAGCCAGCGGCGCACTGAAAAAGTACCGCGTCGCCAATGCGACGGCGACGGCTATCAACCTTCGTGAAGCCACGTTTACCGGTCAGATTGATGCCGTACCGCAGGAGGATCGCCTTGCCTGGCAGGTAAGTTTCACCCTGCGTGAAAAAGGCAGCGTCCCGGAAAAACGACAGGCCCGAAAAGGCAACGCGACGGCCAGCACCAAGCAAACAGGGGCAAAGGGCGCGGGTCCGGCTGCCGGAGCTGATGAGCCAGCCGACAAAATGAGCTGGTTTGAAGAAAAGGTCTTAAAGCCGGTCAACGATGCGCTGGGGTAATTAAACGATGAAACCAATTAAACGCCTGTACCTTTCCTCTGATCCGGTCCATCTGATTGACTGCAATATCGTGCTGGAGCTGAACGCGTGCGGTCGGGGGTTTATTACGGCGGGGACAGAGACAGATTACACCGGCAAAATGGTGCGTATCGATGTTGGTTATGATGGTCTGGTCCTGCGCTGGTTTACCGGGTACGTCGAACGGTCACAGCCTGCTGATAATGGAACATGCCGGTTGTTCGTGCGTGAGCTGGTCGGCATCTTTGATAAATTGTGGCCGTGTTCTTTCCAGCATCCAACGTTGCGCCAGATTACTGACTGGATAAGTGAGCAAAGCGGGCTGACCGTCACAACGCCGGTCGGCGCTGCTTATGCAGATAAACCGATCCCCCACTTTACGCACAGCGGCACGGGCTATCAGCTTTTTGCCAGTCTGGGCCGTGCATTTTCAGTGACGGATTATCTTTGGTATCAGTTGCCGGACGGGGATGTCTTCGTCGGCGCTGCGGAGCATAGTCTTTTTGCGGGAAAACCAGTGGAGATCCCGCACGAATTTAGCCAGGAATCGGCAGGCGGAAATTCAATGGTTGTGCCAATGATTCAGAGCCTGCGCCCGGGTGCGGAGGTAAACGGCCAGCGGCTGAACCAGGTCCGGCTAAATAACGATGACATGGCAATTACCTGGCAGCCCCGCAACAAAGCCAACGGCCAGCCATTGCAAAAATCACCCATTCAGCGGCAGATTGAAAACGCATTCCCGGAGCTGGCAAGCGGCCTGCATCTTCCAAGATTCGCTAGGGTGGAAGCGCCAAGCGAGGATGTTTCAGGGGGGGATATTGCCGATCCATTCCGCCCACGCTATGCCGTGGATCTCCAGCTGCTTGACGAAGACGGCAAGCCAGCCGCAAATACGCCGATCTATTCTGCCGTTCCACTACCTGTGCCAATGGCGGGCAGCGAGTCAGGAATGTTTCAGTTTCCGCCCCCTGGCACGCTGGTTGAAGTTGGGTTCACTGAGGGGCGGCAGGATAAGCCCTTTGTGCGTCAGATTATGGCGGAGGGTCATAACCTGCCAGCGGTTAAACCCGGTGAGCAGTTGCAGCAACAGCGCGATGGTGTATCGCAGCGCGTGACGGTTGCCGGAGACTGGGAACGCCAGACGGATCAGACAATCCGCGAAAACTCCATGACTCGCGAAGTCACCACCGACGAAGAGATCCGCAAAGTGGTTGCCCGTGAAACTACGGTCCAGGCAACAGATAAAACAACCGTGCTTGGCACGGCCACACTTCTGGCCGGGGCGGTCGTTCATATCAGCGAGGGGGATTACAGCGTCGGCACATCCGGCAACCTGACAGTAACCTGCAGCAAGGACAATTCCGTCAGTGTTGGCCGGAACGTGAAACGGGATGTCGCGGGCAATGTTACAGACGACGTGAAAGGGGATGTCACGTCAAACGTCAGCGGCGCACTGACTGAAAAAATCAGCGGCATTCGCCGAAGTGTGGCCCAGGCGCAACAACTGATTGCCCCGGTGGTAAAGCTGGGAAGCGAAGAGATTAACGTCCTGACACTGCTCACCGACACCCTGGACGTGGTGAGGGAGCTGGCAGAGACTGCCGCATCACATACTCACCCCAATACGGGGGCCAGTGGGCAGGCGGCGCAGTTCACCGCAACGGCCAATAAAACCGGCACATTGAAAAGCAAATACGGCCCCCTGATAGCCTGACAAAAAAGCGGCATAACCGCACACCTCACCAGACACCACAGAACGCGCCACAGCAGGCGCAAAGATTAAAGGTCGCCACCGTGCGGCCTTTCTTTCGTTCGTTCAACAGCGGCCCACAGCGTAAGCGACAGCAGGCAAACGGAAGCGGATCCAGGACGGAAACGGCGCTACACCGCACCCGCCTGCGCAGTTTGGATCATAAAAATTTTGCAAAAGAAATTTTGTGCAAAGCACCCCGCCAGCCTGCGCCGCTGCTGGGCTTTTGCATCCTGCGGGCGTTGCACTCTGCGCAAAGATTTGCAGCACTTTGCAAAAGTCATCGCGCCGCCAGCTACTAACTGACTGGATAACATGATGTTTTTAAAAGGATCGTTTTGGTTTCCGTGACGATCAAAATGATTAGGTGGTATCCGATGGTTTTCGGGGGCGGATATCGTGAAGCCTTGTGCGGTGAGGGCTGGCGGCTAGTTTGCTTTGATTTGGGTTTTGCAAAATGATGCACGAAGTTTTGATAAAAGGATCTCTAGCTAAGGGGGAGGGGAACGTATAAAAACCCCCGCCCTCTGGGTGATATTTTGTTCTATTTATAGAAGTTTACTTACTGAAATCAGTTTGGGAGATTTAATGCCAATCTCACATAATGTTGTATGATGTGCTTCACGCTCAGTTTCCTGATAATAGGTGGCTATCCATTCCGTATTTTCACTAACAATGCTATGTATAAAAGAAAAGTAGGGAACATCTACAGATGATAACGAATGGCCGATGATGATGATTTCGTCTACGTTGCTGAGATTTTTAAAAAATTTAGCGCTGTCAGCAATGACTTTTTCAGTATTCTTAAAAGAACAAGTGAAGTATTTATTAATAGTCTGCTTTCCCATTTCATAAGAGTGATCGTAATTATCAGCCATACACTGACGCCACTCTTCAAGTTCTTCATCGGTTGCATTTTCGGGCGGGACTGCTTCCTTTTCTTCAAAGTTGATAGGGTCAATACCATGACCTAAAATCAACTGTTGATCTGATGATGCTTTTCCATGGATATATAAAATTTGTCTATCATCAATACCATAGTATTTCTGAAGAGTCTCAGTATAATTAAAACTGATAAAGATAGAGTCAGAATCGATACGCAATCTTTTATTTAAATTAAGTTCGGGGTAGTTAACCTGCAATATAAATGACTTGAATTGTGTTAAAAGCCCTTCGGTTAAATTTTTTAGTATACGTTCCATTTCAATGCTTAATGAGCCCCAGTCCTTGTCACGAAAATCAGGGCTGCTAATTTGGGGTAAAAGATAGCAAAACTCTTCGAGCACTGACTCTGTATCCAGACCCGCTAAGCTGTTTTCGAAATCAGACCAAAGAAAATGTTTTGACTTATCAACTGCGGAAAGTTTAGGGGGTAAGTCAGTAAATCCCATAAAATCAACCAAGTGATCGTAAATGTCTTGGTCTTTCTTCCGAAGATAATCCCCAAATGAGAAATAGCTCGTGTCAAGTTCGTGATGCAGATCAAACCCATTCCCGATGATGTATAGCTTCATGCTTCCAACTCCATAACAGTATTGGCCTTTAAGGTTGCGATAACTTTCAAGTATTAGCGTGTTTGCCTTTGAAGAAAACCCCGCTTTGTGGACGGGGTTTGTTTGATGTGGTCAATGTGTGGACATTGTAAGAAATAAATCCATTTATTTCAGTAGATTACACGCAAAAAATAAGCCCGTGTAAGGGAGATTACACAGGCTAAGGAGGTGGTTCCTGGTACAGCTAGCATTTTATGGGTTATGTTTTTCAGCGAAACGGATGATAACCTTAATAAATGCAGCTGTATGTGATCGGTTTCTAAGAATTTTCCATCCGGGAAAAATAATCGAAATTAATCACTTACCGTGGGGATTACGCGTGGTTTCCCCGGAGAAATTACGCATCAGCAGCGCGTAATTGAGCTCAAGATCCTGCGGGACCGGGAGCCACACAGTATAACCATCGCCTGGTGCTATCGGCATAGCTTCGCCTTTGGCGTTTTCCATGTGCTCAAGGGTAAAATTAATGTTGCCTTGCGGCGTCATCAGCTCAAGGCTGTCGCCAACGGAGAATTTATTTTTCACCGCTACCGCCGCGAGGTCCCCCTTGCGCTCACCGGTAAACTCACCAACAAACTGCTGGCGGTCAGAAACTGAATAACCGTATTCGTAGTTCTGATAATCGTCGTGAGTATGACGACGCAGGAAACCTTCGGTATAGCCACGATGCGCCAGACCTTCCAGAGTTTCCAGCAGGCTGGTATCGAACGGTTTTCCCGCAGCGGCGTCATCGATAGCTTTGCGGTAAACCTGTGCGGTGCGTGCACAATAGTAGAAAGATTTGGTACGACCTTCGATTTTCAGCGAATGCACGCCCATTTTGGTCAGGCGTTCTACATGGGCGATGGCGCGCAGATCTTTCGAGTTCATGATGTAAGTGCCGTGCTCATCTTCAAACGCGGTCATATACTCGCCCGGACGCTGGGCCTCTTCGATCATAAACACTTTGTCGGTTGGTGCGCCGATACCCAGCGTCGGCTCAACATTTTGCACCGGAATCGGCTCGTACTTGTGTACGATGTTGCCAACATCATCTTCTTTCCCTTCCTGGACGTTGTACTCCCAGCGGCAGGCGTTGGTGCAGGTGCCCTGGTTCGGGTCGCGCTTGTTGATATAGCCAGAGAGCAGGCAGCGACCGGAGTAGGCCATGCACAGCGCGCCGTGAACGAAGATCTCGATCTCCATATCCGGCACCTGATTGCGGATCTCTTCAATCTCTTCCAGCGACAGCTCGCGAGAGAGGATCACGCGGGTCAGGCCCATTTGCTGCCAGAATTTCACCGTCGCCCAGTTCACGGCGTTAGCCTGCACCGAAAGGTGGATCGGCATTTCAGGGAAGTGCTCACGCACCAGCATAATCAGCCCTGGATCGGACATAATCAGCGCATCCGGCCCCATTTCCACCACCGGTTTCAGGTCACGGATAAAGGTTTTCAGCTTGGCGTTGTGCGGTGCAATGTTGACCACGACATAAAACTTTTTCCCCAGCGCGTGGGCTTCATTGATGCCGAGCTGAAGATTTTCGTGGTTGAATTCGTTGTTGCGCACACGCAGGGAATAACGCGGCTGGCCCGCATAAACAGCATCTGCGCCATAAGCGAAAGCGTAACGCATATTTTTCAGCGTTCCCGCCGGGGAAAGGAGTTCCGGTTTAAACAT